TTATTTATTACCTGCGGCTTCTACGTGCCTTGCGGCTTCTACGTGCCTTGCGGCTTCTACGTGCCTTGCGGCTTCTACGTGCCTTGTGGCTTCTACGTGCCTTGCGGCTTCTACGTGCCTTGCGGCTTCTACGTGCCTTGTGGCTTCTACGTGCCTTGTGGCTTCTACGTGCCTTGCGGCTTCTACGTGCCTTGCGGCTTCTACGTGCCTTGCGGCTTCTACGTGCCTTGCGGCTTCTGAGTGCCTTGCGGCTTCTGAGTGCCTTGCGGCTTCTGCCCCCTCTAAGGCATCTGCATCTCTTTTTTCTTGTCTTGCCACGTCCATCTTCGCTATGCTTCTCAACTACTGTCTGCAGTTTAGAACGGAGTTTCTCCTCTGGAGGAGTGCCATTAATCTCAAATTGATGCTCATCTTCTCCGTCATCATCCTCGTGTTCTTCAATTGTCTCCAACAATTTGTTAAGTAGTGGTCGAGACGGGGACTCTCCGTCAACCATTACATCATCCTCATCTATAATTTTATCGTCGTCTTCGTCGTCGTCGGCAGGAAGATAGTCGTCCATTGGAGCTAATGCAGCTGCAACATCGGCTCTTCTTGCGGTTGCCTTTGCTTGGTTAATACTCAGGTTGTACTCCTCCTCCTCCTCATCATCGCCATCATCGCCATCATCTTCTGCGTCCATCTCCTCTCCGAGCCGCCTACTCTTCGCTTCGCTATTTTTTTTTTGTTTCTTTATATCCTCAGAATGTCGCTGTCTTGCTTTGTCTCTTGCAGTTTTTCTTTGGGTTTTGCGTGCAGTTTTTGCAGCTGTTTTTGCAGCTGTTTTGGTTTTTTTTTCCTCATCTCCCCTCCATTCTTCCCGCCTTTTCAACGCATCTTGCCGTTCTTTCTCAGCTCGTCGCCTCTTCCTAATATTGTCTCTTTTCCATTTTTTTCCCGAGAACGGCGTTCTGCTCGTCCTTGCTCTTGGTCCATATTTCTTCTTCTGTCGTTTCATCCAATCACTCATTCTCTGTTGAGCATCTAATCGTTGAGTATGTTGCAATTGCATTGCGGGAGATATTACTTCATCGATAAGACTGCGGGGTGTTTTAGTCATTCCCGCCTCGTCATAAAAGTCCATCATACGACCGGTTTCGACCATAGCATCTGCCTCCAGTGCTCGAGAGAGTTGGAGTTCCTTATTGTACTCCTTTCGAGCAGAAAGAGCAGCATTGACGGTATCAAGTTCGCTCATCGCTTCAGAAATGCGCGCGTCCGCTGCCGGACTATATATAGAAGGAATTATCCTTTCGATAATACCGGGTGTTGGTAAACGCGCTTGCCTTGAAGTCTGAGCTCGAAGTGCCGCGGCAGCCTTTGCAGTAGATTCGTCTAATTTTTCGCTCGCAGCAACAGTTTTTTCTCGCTGAGCATCCATCATTTTCTGCCTATCGAAATTTAAACTATACGTGTCTTCCCAAGCTGGAGCCATCACCATATCTTTGTTGTCTCTTACCAAACCCTTGTAATCACGCGTTACTCTTGCTCCGGGGAACGCAGCACCTTTCAGTGCTTGATTTGCATATTTATCGTGCATAATATCTCTTTCTAGTTGGTTAAACTCTTCTAAAAATCCTAGAGTACTTCTTCCTAGAGGCGCCGCTTCCAAATCGGCAAGGTTAACTAAAACAGGAGGGCCACCCGGCCCGTCTTCCCCTCCTGGAGCTGTTGCATTCACTACTAAATATTGAGGAGGTCCTATTGCTTGTTCTATAACTTCTATAATCTCAACTGCATCACTTGGGTATTGTATGCCTTCTTCATCTCGAAATGGTCCATCCCTGCCTTTATATTTAACAATATCTCCCGGCTTTAATTTATTAGGAAATGGAAGTGATTCTGAGATAGGTGCCAACTCAAGCATTCGTTTTTTACCATCCATATCTTCTATGTGACGCAAAGATTGTTCAGCAAGTTTTTGCTGTTTTTTTAGGGTTCTTTTGCTTTTATTTCTCTCTCTCTCTTCCCTTGTTTCTTTTTCATACGCTTCTGTTTTTTTTCTAGCCCTCTTATTGTGCTCGCCACTTGGAGTGCGGCGGCGCGAGAAAATGTTTGCATCACTTCCCGTTAATAGGGATGTCAACAACGCCGCCTTTAAAGCCTTTGATGTCATATATATATATATATATATATATAATTATTCAATTAAAAATGTTTATATAAATATTTCTTAATCACTCTTTCATAATCTCCAAAATCTTGTCATAATATTTTTTTGATATCTCGCAACCTTTAAACACCCTATTTGTATTTTTACACGCGATTGCTGTTGTCCCGCCTCCCAGGAATGTATCTAGAACCAAATCCCCCTCATTGCTATGCTTTTTAATAAGATCCTCGAAGAACAACAGATTTTTCTGAGTAGGATGAACCCGATTTTTCCCACCCGCCATAGGATATTGATACAACGCATTGTCATATTTACTATTAAATGTGGGTTTTCCTCCTTTCACTCCAAGAAGTGCAATCTCTCGACAATTTGTTAGATAATTCGTGCTAGAGTTCAGAGGCTGGGGATTCGTTTTAATCCATTCAATAAATCGAATCTGTTTGAATTTATGCTTCTCCATAATATCTTTCAATGTGGTAATCTTCCATATATCAAAGAATATAATAATAGTTCCACCCTTCCTTAGCTTATTGTAATACGCCCCAACAAACTCATCCAGCTGCTCTATGGTGAAATCCGCATCCCAAGACCCGAAGTCCGTCTTTTTACAATACTTCTTTCCGAGCATCGTCCCATATCGCAGATAATTATCTTTTTTCTTCCCCTTTTTGTCTTCTTTAATGTCGTGTTTTGTTTTATATGCAATCCAGTCCTCCTCTGTCTTAACAAACTCGACACCCTTCTTTTTATTCTCAGCGACATTATTATAGTGCGTATTCATACCACTTTCTCGAGATATAATATACGGCGGGTCTGTTAGAACTAGATCTACGCTATTGGGGGAGATGGTTTTAAGATACTCTTGTCCTGTAGTATTCACAATTTCAATAGATGGTTCCATTCTTAATTGATATAATAATAAAAAATTTATATCAATTTTATACAAATTTTTTACTAATTTTTATTGACATAACGTTAATTGTGGAAGTGGTATATGGTGCGTATTAAAGAAGTGTCCGTATAATATATTCATCCATATTACATACCAGAATTCATTATATTTTGGCTTATTATACATATCGGACTTATCTAATAAATGTTTTCCACAGGATGCAGACCACGACAACTCGTATATAAAAGATAAAGCGCTCATTTTGTAGTCAGGTTTATTGTATGCACCTAAGCATAAATAATACATAAACGGTAAAAAATGTCCAACTTTTTCTGACCAGTGGCTAATATTAACTCTTTTTAACCAAACGTGAAATTCTGCCGGGCTTAATATATAATATACCAAAGAACCGAACAATACCGCCGCGGAATTATTTGCATTAAATTTAGTAAGCGTTTTGTTTGGTCCGTACACGTGAGATAGTAATAAATTGCAATAGTTCCATCTAGTAAACCCAATATCATTTGGGTATAATAGAGGAGTAAGCATCATAATTTTATAATGCGGCTCTATGTTTTTTAGAGTTGATATTTTGTTTCCCATATAATATATTTCTTATATGATTAGTTTATATCAATTTTTCTTATTTTTGTTATCCACCGTGTATATTATTCCATAATAATCAAGCATAGTTTGATATGAGCATATGTAATATTTTCATTTACAGACTCCTTAATTGGTCTCAGAAACTCCTTACCAACTTTAGACACGGCCTCTTTAATTTCTGCCTCGTATTCCTCTGTTAATCCAAAATATTCTGGGTCTATATCCACGTCTTCGTCGTTCTCAAAGATATGTAGTATTTGTTCTTCGACTGTCCTCATCTTCTTGCCGGTAATCTCGCAAATCTCTCCCAAGCTTTTTCCTTCCTTATACAATTTTAACGCAATCTCTCTGGGCTTCGATTTAATAAGAGCCTTTTCTTTCGGCTTCTTAGATTTATACTTCTCCATAAACTCGGGACCATATGTCATTGTAAACTCTTGCGAAATCCCATCAACATTCCATAGATCGGTAAGAGTCTTCGGCTTTTTGTTATGAATATTCATAATAACTCTATCATTAATAAACATCGAGGGAATAACCTTGTGCTTCTCCGCCATAGTTGTCCTAATATCATAGAGTCTATCCAGCTTCGTCTCGTTTGTCGCCGTATTTTTTTTATGCACGCCGCTACTCATCCGAACCCTAATTGGAATGAATGATTTCACGTCCTTGTTGGAAACCTGAATAGTTGCACCATATCCTTCGCCTGCGACAGATGTCAGAACCGACTTGCTAATTAAAATTTGCAAAACTTCTTTCAACCACGCCTTTGTTTTCGTAAATAGAGCGGGGTGACTGCTCTTTTTCAACATATCAACCGTCTTTCCCACACCATATGAAAATCCTTTTGTGCAATAATTCTCCCTCATTAGACGAACGATGACCGTAGCTACCTCACTAATGTCTATCATATCTTCTTTGTAGTCTCCTTTGCAGTTATCACACATATCGCACGTGGGGATTGATGAAGCCTCGCTTTCAGTTGGCAAATTCCCGTGTTCAAAATAGTAATCGATCATCTGCTGTCGACAAATGGTTGTTTCGTTAAGGAAATCACGCAGCATCGCCATAGCTCCCATTTTCAGTTTAATCTGCTTATCGCACGAAGACTGTTTAATTAAGAACTGCACCGTCGCAAAATCCTGTGGATTATAATACATTGATGCCTTACACGGCATCCCGTCTCGTCCAGCACGGCCAATTTCCTGATAATATGTTTCGATGTCGTTCGTTACACCATAATTTATCACGTGACGAATATCTGATTTATCGATCCCCATTCCAAATGAAATAGTTGCGACAATCACAAGAACTTCGCAGTTTACGAACAACTCGTGGCTGCGATTCTTATCATCTTTGCTCATTCCCCCGTGATAATGCGCGGCTTTAATTCCCTTCCTCTGTATTTTTTCGCACAAACTTTCGCATATTTTTCGTGTTTGAACATATACAATTGTGGGTTCTGTAAATACGACGCTGTCGAAAGCTTTTTTAGGATGCACGCTAATCGCCAAGTTTGTTCTTCGTGTCCCTAAAGAATATTCATTCACATCATCTATATTAAGAAACTCGTAGATATCATCTACTACTCGCGGTGTGGCGGTGGCGGTTACTGCAAGCATAGGGATATCTGGGTAGGTTGTTTTAATAATACCAAGTTCCAAATAGCTCACACGAAAATCGTGGCTCCATTGAGAAACGCAGTGTGACTCATCGATGGCAAAAAGACCAATCTCGTCTTTAATCCTTCCGAATAGCGCAATGCGCGACGTCATAAACTCGGGTGTTGCATAAATTATTTTATATTTCTTATATTCCGAAATTTCAATACACGTTTCCGAATTTAGACACACGCTTTTAATGTTCTTCGAGTTCAAATACATACATTGGTCGTTCATAAGAGAGATTAAAGGAGATACAACAATAGTAATCTTTCCTGTAAAAGTCGCGGGAAATTGATAAAGAAGAGATTTCCCGCCACCCGTAGGAAGGATTGCGAAAACATTTTCCCCTTTTAACAAGTCGCAAATAATGTCCTTCTGGTAGTCACGGAATTCATTAAAGCCATATGTTGATTTTAGATGATCTTCCATTTATATTATTAATGATCTAATTTAAACCGATATCAATTTTATAATATTTCAAAATATATATATATATATGAAAAATATGAAAAATATGAAAAAATGTGTAATTATTCTAATAGTGACTTTTTGTGTATATATAATTTTCCGTGAATTATACAATTATAATTTAGAAGGTTATTCCAGTTCTATTCCTTATGGAGGCTCTAATTTAGGAAGCATTAATGTCGTGTGTGATAACAAAGCAAAGCCAGGATCAGGTAGCTTCATAACTAATGCTTCTGGCTTAGGCGGTGGCTCGGGTCTTGATGGCTCGGGCGGCGACAGAGTCCCCATCCCAACCTACGCCACAGGTTGTCCAATTGGGTGGACATCGGGAGGCAGGGTGGTCCAGCTCGGAAGGAAGGCAGGACGGCAATGGGTGGGCAGCGTGTGCGATTCGAGCGCGTGCTTCTTCGAGGAGAACGGGTTGTCGTGGTGTAGTACACCCGCCGACGCCGTGGCTTACGCGAGGGACCCCACCTTCGCTAACGCTATTGCGGAGGCGGAGGCGGCCTCCACGGGAGCACCCTCCACGGGAGCACCCTCCCCGAGCGTCGAAGGATTCAGCTGCGGGGGCGGCGATTGGGTGCCGTGGCGTTACGGTACGGGTTGGAAATTTCTTTCAAAGGCGAAACAGTGTGGGCTTTGGAATTCAGCGGAATGGAATAATGAGTATGCC